ATACGCTGCCGCAGCGCAATAACTTGTTTTCCGCGAATAACCTGTTGCGTTTTAGCAGCTTGCTTGTTAAGAAATTGCTTAATGCCGTTAATAACTTTAATGGAAGCTGCAAAAATTTCAGGTGTGCCACGTATAAATACCCTAGCGTCTTCACTATCGCTAAACAACTCAAGCTGCTGTTCCAACGTGGTTACTTCAGACTCACGTCTAAGCAATTCCTGAATCTTAGGTAGCAGTTCTGCTTGTCCTAAGTTATAGCGCATGGTTGGCACATCAGGCGCTTTTGCATTTATTAAATCGTTTAACTCGTCGCGCAGCTTGTCAATAGCCGCTTCACGCTCTTTAATTTTCTCTACCGTTATAAGCGCAGCGCGTTCTTGGGGCTTTAACGGTTTTTGTAATGCTTTTTGTGCGTCTGCAATATCGCGGTCAAGGGCTGCACGTGCCTCAAGAATTTCCTGCTGTTTGGCTTCTTGCTGTTTAAGATTTTCTTTTTTCCAAGCGCGTTCGTCTTTATCTATTTGTTTTTCCGTGCTGATTGGAAGCTCGGTAGTGCCTGCACGAGAAGTTAATACTTTCCCTTCTGTACGGCTAGACTTAAGCGCCAACTGCAACATGCGCGGCGCTTGCCCACGTAAGTCAGGATCGTTGGTGTTAAACGGCATATCAATACCGTTAATGATGCGGTCGGTTTGTTCCAACACGGCATCAACCAATTCTTCAGACGGCTTTGAAATTGTTTCAAACTCTGCAAACGCCTGTGCAAGCTTGGGGTCAAACCCTAAGTTTGTAACTGCCACACGATTGCGAATACGCTCAATTTGATCAAGAGCTGTTTGAAGTTTTGCCTCTGGTGTACCGCGAGCTTTTTCTGCCCGAAGTTCAAAAAGTTTTTGAGATTCACCGCGTAGCTCAAACTCGCCTTTCTTTGCAGTGCGTTGTGCTTGAGGGCTACTGTATGTCGTAGCAATATCTTCAAGCTGCTCTTCAATAAGACTCGACGCTTTACGTACGTCAGCAAAAGGACGCTCTTCAGTTTTACGTGTGTCGCTTGCCCTTGTTGGCGTAACCAACACTTCTTCAATGCGAGCCCGTTCAGGAGCAGCTATCTCTTTTAAAAATACGTTGAGGCGGCGCTCAAATTGATCTTGTAAATTTTCAACCTGTTTGTCCAGTTGTTCTTTTCTAGTTTCAAGCTCTTCAATCTTTTTTAGCTTTACTGGATCTGGTGTTGCGTTTGGATCTGTACGCTTTTGTTTTTCTAATTCGTCGCGTACCTCTTTACGTAAAGCTTTAAGTTCGTCTGAAACATTTCTGGCTTGCGCAACAATTTTGTTTTGCGCTCCCACAAATACCTTCAGTGCGTTTTGCGTACGTGTTAATTTAGCAAGATCTTTAGGTGTCTTGATGATTCGTTTTTCAAGAACCTGCGTAAGTCTGTCCAACAACTCTTCAGAACTACGTGCTTGCAAACGGTCTGATAATTCTGTTAGCAGGGCTCCAGCTTCTTTACGAACCGTGTCTGCTTCTTCTTTGTTCAGCGCACGAAAACCGTTTTTAGCCCTCTGCTCATTAATCTGCTGTATCAACGAATCAAAGTAGCGCGTCTTAATCTGTTCTGTTTTTGTTTTGCGGTCTTTAGTTAAAGGCAAAAGGGACTGCGACTCTTGCAAACGTGCAAGCTCAAGGTCAGCCTGCCGAACACGCTTCTCATCACCAGCTCTTTTTGCCGCAGCTTTAAACTTTTCAAGCCTGTTGACACGACGCTCAAACTGAACAGGATCAGTTGGTTTCTTTAACCGTGCGGCTGCATCAAACGCATAGTCAACAAAGTCTTGGAACGCTGTATCTTTTGCAGACGCTGCATCCGGGGCAACAGCAAAACGCTCTTCACGTAACTGCTCAAGCTGTTTGTTTATGTTTGCAAGGCGCTCTTCATCACGCGTTTCACGCGCAATCTGCCTTTGTTTATCAAGCTCTTCAATTTGTTTATCAATATCACTACGAGTTCTTACAGGCTTGGTTGGTGCTGTGGTCGTCTTTTTAGTTCCAACAGCAGAAACAGCCAATGAGCCTGCAAGCCCTTCACCTTTTCGTGTCTGCTCTTCTGAAACAGCAAGCGTTTCTTTATTCTTGGCTTCAATCTCTTCTTTTGTTAGTTGTGTAGGTGTTATCTCGGGCTTCTCAAGGTACTGGCGTAAGACTTGAAGCTGCGCTTCTTTACGTAGCGCAAGCAGCCCTTGTTCGTTAAGCTGGCTTGACCCGTCAGGTTTAAGTAAAGACTCATCGCTTGAAAGTAAAGCTTTTTGTTCTGCTTCAAGCTTAGTAATACGTTCCTGAATAAGACCACGGATGGACAGCTCTCCAACTGTTGCGTCAATATTGCGCCCTCCAACTACCTTTCGGAAAGGGGTAGTTGGCAAGCCAAGAGCTTTTGCAATAGGTTGCGTAATGCGCCCACGGTCAAGGTTAAATGCTAAGTTTGAAGTAAGCGCTTCATCACTCTGTTGTTCAAACTCTGTGTTTGCTTGTTCTGCGGCTTCTCTGGTATCCATACCAGAAGCTCTAAGCTCTGCTGCACGAGTCTTAACAAAGTCCTGTTCAGAAAGCTGCGTAACAGGTAAATCCAAAGCAGCCGCAACCATGCGTGGATTCTCAAGCCTACGCTCGACAGCCGTTATGCCAGATTCAAACCCTGCAAGCTCAAACTGTTCCTGACGTTGCTGCCCCGCAGTAGCACCACGTGTCTCAATATCTTTAACAAAGTCTGCATCTGCGGCTTCAAGGGCTTCGACATAAGACGCCGGAAACCCTAGCAATGTTTCATCCTGCTTCTTGTCCAGCGCGTATTCTTCAGCCGATCCGTACACTGCTTTAAGCTGCGGGTTCTTCTTAAACTCTTTTTCAGCTTGTTTTATTTCATTGTCAGTCAGCGCCTGCCGTGCCTGCAAACGGCGTGACTCTTGCATAGAAGCAAGATCCGCTTTTTCTTGTCGTGCTGTTTCGTCTGCTCTAAGTTTGGTAAGCAACTCTTGCTGTTCTGTATCCTTAGCTTCTTGTTGTAGTTTTGCCTTCTGTTCTTGCTCAATACGCTGAGCATCCATCGCTTTAGCGTACTCATTAAACGACGGGTACTGCTTTTTAAGTTTTGTACCTGTGACCGGATCGTTCCAATCTTGAAATGCTTTAATAAGTACAGCCTGCGGCATACGCGCCATGCGGTCGTAGCCTTCAGCTTGCGCTGCTTCAATATCAACATCTGACCGTGGCTGATATAGCCCCGGCACAACATTACCAAACTCATCAACAACAGGACGTCCTTTAGCAGCCTCCTGCTCCTCACGCTCACGCATGATGTCAGCAAAGGTACGCTGCGCTTCAGGCACGTTCTCTTTAATATCGGAAGCTATTTCACGTAGCCGCGATTTGATTTCTGCCTGACGTGCTTCAGCGTCAAACGTTTGTTCTTTTGTTAACGACTTAGCTTGAATGGCTTGCTGTATACGAATGAACTCATCACGTAGCTGTACCCGCTCAGCGTTTAGTTCTTGTGCATATTCAGGCGTACGTTTACGCGCCTGCTCTTGCTCCAGTGCCTGCTGACGCTGTTTAACTTTCTCTTGTTCAGCTTCTTCTCTTGCACCGCTACGTTCTTGAACACGCGCAAGTGCGCCAAAGGCTGGAGCCGACAACGCAGTTTGATAAGCCGTATCGCCGTATTCTTTAAGCGCTTCATCTGAAGCTAGCGGGAGCCCAGCTTGCAAACGCTCAAGCATTGACTGTGCAACTTCTGTCGGAACTTCAACGCCTATACCACGTGCTGCACCCCCAGCAAGGGTACGCTTCAGGCTTTGCTCAACAAGTGCTTTGCCAGCTTGCGTTTCAAGTGCTTTTTCAACAGGTCTGCCGATGAGCTTACCAACAAGTTGTTTGCCCAAAACAAACGAACCTGCCGCAGTCTCAATCCCTGCTTGTGCAGTTGCTGCCGCAGCCGCTGATGCGGCGTCAATCGTTTTGCCTTCGGAAGCTTGCCGTGAAAGGTTAGCCCCGAACTGCTGAAGAAAAGAAGGCGCGAAGGCGCCCGCAGCCCCACCAACTGCGGCACCTACTCCTGCTCCAACGGGACCAAAGACTGCCCCCGCTGCCGCGCCCAAACGTGCGCCACCAAACGCACCACCCAGAGAAACTCCGACTTGAGGAATCTGTTCAGCAATAGCTCTCGGTGCTTGAACCCCAAACACCTCTTTAGCCCCACCAAGCAGCCCCTCTTGTTCATACCGTTTGCGTAACTGCTCAAGCCCAACCTCATCCGCATAACGGGAAGCTATGCTACGTTCACGTAGCGCTGCATCTTTTGCAGCCTGTTCAGCATCAAACAGTCCGGCTATACCCGTGCGTAAACTTGACAGCGTGGACTCGGCACCCCTACCTAATGCGCCTGTAATACCTCCACTTTTGGGGTACAGGTCAGGGAACTTTTCACGCAGAATAGTTTCTGCTTCTTCCCGTGGCATCGAGTCAGGAAACTTTGCTTGTCTCCCGTCTGGCATGGGTAGGAAATACGCCATTCGCTTTATCCTTTACCACCAGTAAAATCAACTACGTCTTCACCGCTTCCTTCGCTTCGCGCTTTCCACTGCTCAAAGGTAGGACGTGGACCTTTCAAGTTTGTATCCCAAGTACGCATCTCACTATCATACGATCTGCGAAGCTGTGCTGGAGTTATCTCTCCTGTTTTTGTAGTAGGTTTGCTTAAAGACATTGCAGACAGTGCATCTTTTGCAGCTTGAATACGTTTGGGATCACCAGAGTTAAACGCAGCCAACACTTGATTGTAGAAGCTAACTTCTCTAGGTTGCAAGCTTGCCTTGAGGCGCTCAAGTTGAATTTTAGTATCGTAATCAAGTTGTGCAGTAACAGCTTTCTCAACAATAGCGCGTTCAATATCCTGTTGTTTGTCTTCTCTTTGAAGCAGTGCTGCAATGCCTTCCTTCTTAACGCCCAACGCTTGCATTCTACGCGTAGCTGCTTCGTTCATAAGCCTTTGCGCTCTGTCTTCTGCCACTTGAGCTTCTGCACGTTGCCCACGTTTTTCAAGCATGTCAGCCCTAGCAGACTCTTCTTGGGCTCGCGCCATATACAGCGCAGCTTCCTTATCAGCATCCCTATATCGACCGCGCTCCGCAGTAACACCTTTAGCAGCGCCTGCTAACACGTCAGCAAAAGACGATCTGCCAGATGGCAGCGCTGAAGCAATGCCAGCAAACATTCCGGGTTTTTCACCTCGTAGAGCATCTGCAACAGCTTTCTGCCTTGATTCACGTCCTGTGGTGTATTCAGCGTACTCAGCCTGCATCGCGTCAGTTACTTTTTTACGCGCTGCTTCTTTTTGTGCATCCGACAAGTTTGATTCATCGATGGCTTTGTATTGCTCGTCTAAGTTACGCTGTATATCACCTACAAGTCTTTTTTGTTCATCGGACTCACCACGCACAGAAGCCAGACCTCTACGCATACGCCCTTCAATGTCCACGTTTGTTCCAACAGACGACGTGTTTGTTTTGCCGGAATCTCTTCGACCAGTGTCTTCTTTCTTTTCCTCTCTTGATGGTGGTGGCTGTTTGTTTAGTTGTTCTGCACGTAAAGCAGCTTCTTTAGTTTTTGCATCTCCAAGCATTTGCCCCCACCGCAGCAAAGCGTATTTTTGTTCGTCGCTTAGTTCTCTGCTTGGCGCTAACGGATCGAATCGAGGAAGCTTTGAAGCATCAATTTTACGTACTACACTTTCTTCATCCTCTCCACTGTAACCTTTGACCCCACCCCCACCGCTAAACACAATCCCACCGTCAAACTTATTAAACGTATCTAGCGGTAGCGAGCCTATACCAGCAGTATCCCGCGCTTGCATGTCCTGCGTTTTTTTAGCCATGAGTGCGCCAAGCAAACCAAGCTGTTGTTCTTTTTGTTGTATCTGCTGCGCCTTTTGTTGAAGCTCCATGTCTTTCTGTTGAAAGATTGTTGGGCTGTTTGCGGGATCGTTTTGCATAGCTTGTTGGCGTTGTGCAGCTTGTCGTTGCATACCACGAGCGTTTAATTCTTGCGCAGCCTGCCCTGTCGGTCCCGGTTGTACTTGACCTGTGGGTTGCGGAGGACGCCCTGCGGCGTATTGCTGCAAGCGCGAGTCAGGGAATTTCGCAACATTTTGCAAAGCACTTGCAACGCCACTAGGAGAAAGAGGTGTGTACGCCATGATTATTTTCCTTTAGCCTCCGGTGGGAAAAAGAACACCAGAAGTGGCAAGCAATGCTTTTAATGCGTCTGCGGTCGGACTAACCCCTGTCGGTGCAGCGCTAGTTGGAAGCCCTTGTAATAATTGGCTTGCGTACCCAAGCTCACGGAACGGATCTAAGTATGTATCACGAGACTGCTGATATTCAAATGCACGGGAAGCTTCAGCAGCACGTTGAGCTTCTTGAAGTTGTTGCAATGCAAGGCTTGCCCCAAACTGATCGCCTCTAGCTTGCGCTTCCTCGGCGCGTTGTTGAAGATCCCGTGCAAGCTGTTGGTACTGAGCCTCTGACTGTGCTGTTTGTAAGCCGTAAGTAGCACCAAATTGTTTAGATTGTTCTCCAAGTCTGCTCGCTTCTAACCCAAGCTGCCCTGCGGTTGCAGCACCTGTTAATGCTTGTTGCCCTGCAACCTGTCGTGCTTGTTCCGTTGCTGTCGCTGCTTGCAGTTTACGCCCCTGCTCAGCTTCAAATGCGCGGAGTGCAGCGTCATAGGCTTCTTTTTGCCCACGCCCAGTAATATCACCAACTTGTGTAGCAAGATTTCTGCCTATTTCGTTTTCAGACAAAATATTTCTGGTTCCCCCAAACGCACCAGCTTGCGTAAATTTTGCTGCTTGCGCTTGAGAGGCTAACTGCGCTTGACGTTTAGCTTCACGGACTTGAGGGTCAGTGACTGAAGATGTGTAAGGATTAATAAAACGATCTAACGCAGCTTGGTCAAACGATCCCGTGGTAATTCCTCCAGCACCGGGGCCGGTGTATGTGGTAGTTGGCGCAGTGTAAGTGGAAGAATACGTAGTTGGTGAAAAAGCATCCGGCGCATCAAAAGTCGAGGGCACTACCTGATTACCCTGCATATTCCCGGTTGATCCACCACTAACATTCCCACCTGCTTGATACCCTTCAATCAACGACATAATGCCGCCCGATGCGGCAGATTTGGGGGCAAAAGAATAATCCAAAGGTTGATAAGCGGGAGTTTTACTTGCACCCATGCCCATCATGTTTTGACGTTGAGTTTGAAGATCTGCAAGAGCTTTTGCAGTATCCCCACCGTAAGTACCACTTTGCTGTGCCGTACCAAACTTAATAGGTTGATAATTTTCAGCATCCCGCAACCCAAGCAGCCCAGACATACGCGAAAGATAATCGGTAACGTATGGGCCATACGCCTCGCGCAAACCTGTCGAACCTTTGAATTCAACCCCCGGTGCACCTGTTATGGTGCTTTGATAATCTGTCGGGGACTGCTGTTGCTGCTGTTGCTGCTGTTGCTGCTGTTGCTGCTGTTGCTGCTGTTGCTGCTGTTGCTGCTGTTGCTGCTGTTGTTGTTGTTGTTGTTGTTGTTGTTGTTGTTGTTGTTGATTTGTTGTATTTACTAAAGCTTTTATTTGCGCGTCAGTAAGCCCGTCATTAACTCTGGCGGCAACCGTAGATTTTGCAAGCCCTGTAGCGGCTACTAAAGCATTAATCCTAGCGGTGTACGCATCATTAGCCTGTGAATAAAGATCTTGAGCTATATCTTCGGTAACCGCATTTTCCTGCGCGGTGCTGGGATTTTTATTTAGTCCGTTCTTAAGCATCCAGTCAATGGCATCTTCGCCAATACCAGCGCTCAGTAAATCTTGCGCGGTTATATCGTTGGCGTTGAACCAATCAATTTTTTCCTTAGCGCCGTATTTTGTGGGGTCTGCCCAATTAGTAGGTAGGTTAAGTGCCATGATTACCTCGGCATAAATTTGTCAGGGTTAATCTGCTTACCCTGTTTAGGGTTGCCCGTTCGTGCAGCACGAATATCATCCATCATTTTGTAAAGGCGTTTCGCACCAGCGTTGGAATTTCCATTACCAAGATGACTAACAACATCAGCAGGAATAACAAACTCGCCATCAGAAAGTGCAGCAGGTCTTTTACCGTCGATATGTGCAGGGACTTTGTCTGCCATCCCGTCTGAGTGTCCTTTAAGGTATCGTGGTGGTAGTGCACGTCCTCCCCTCGCCATTTCCAATGACCCAATGCCACCTCCCATAGCTTTACCGGCTTTCTTAAATGTAACTCCACCACCGGGACTACGCACAGCTTGTTTAGCATTCCCACCCGGAGCAGACCACCCCCGCGCCTCTTCTCTTGCAGCTTTAGCATCGTCATAAGCCAGCTTTGCAGCGGCGAGCATAGCAGCGTATTTGGCTGCGTCACTAGCGGTAATGTCTGTGCCTAGTATTCCTTTTTTATCGGTAGTTGTACTTGTAGTTTTATCTGTTGTTACTCCTGCCGTAGCTACATCTTCGGGTTTTTGAGTAAGGTTTGATAATCTAGTTGTGTCACCACCTAACTCATCGGAAACTTCATCAGCGGCTGCATCTGCAATCAGACCTTCTCCAGTTAAAGCAGAAGTGCCCGTTGAAGTAAGCTTTCCATCAGAAGTAAGAAGATTTCCCCCACCAGATGTCTGGTTGAGGTTAAACATTTCTGAAACAACTGATGCGCCAGCAGGATCAAATTGTTTAAACGCATCAAACAATTCTGGGTTTTGCGCGAGCAAATCATTAATCTGCTCAAAATCAAGACCTACCCCCAGCGCATCTAAATTAGGCGCATTAATTCCCGAAAGATCAACGTCAAGCTCAAACCCTTCAGGTAAAGAATAATCATACCCAGAATATGGACCTTCGCCATAATCATCAGAAAATTCATCAAACAGATCACCCATCATGGTCCTCCCGGCTTACGCCGCGCTGCAATCATAGGGGCAGCAAAATTTAAAAGCTTCATAGCAGCAGCTTGTTGTTTAGGGTCTATATTTAAGGCTTTCCCACCTGCACCAATAGCTTGGTTTAACCCATAGTTAATTGCAGCACCTTTTACTGCTTGCCCAATATCAAAAGGTCGGCCTGTAGCGGCAGAAGTAAGCGCGGAAGTTGCTATGGATTTAGCAGGTACCCCTAAAGAACCAAGCCCCTTAAACATATCAGGAGCAACTTTGTTAACCCCCGCACCTATTACATCTGAAGCCAACGAAGATGTAGCTCCGGTTTTAAACCCTGTAGAAAATGGTTGCCCGGATAATTTCCCAAGCCCACCACTAACAACCCCAGATACTAAAGCTTTAGCCCCAGCGTCAGCCGCAAAAGATGGAAGCCCTAAACTAGCTAATTGCCCTGCAACACCACTACCTGCTGTATTAATCCCAAGCTCGCCAAGCGCAGCACCTGCTGCACCTGCTGCACCAGCAGTCCCAGTAACCCCGCTAAGCAGCCCACTAACACCCCCAAAAGGCATAGCAAGTAAAGACCCAACTTGTAACGCAGTAGCCACATTCTTAGCGTCAGGATGCTCGCCTTTGTAATACTTCGGATCACCGACAGGAATAAGTTTGTCGCCTTTGGGGATGTAGGCTTGCGCCATACGCTCGCGGCTTTCGCCTCCCGTTTTACCCCCCATGAACAGTACAACATTGCCAGAGTTAAGTTCTTCTGGCGTAAGGGAATCTAGCTCTACTTCAACAGGATTGCCTTTGTCATCCTTCTTATACGCCTTGGTAAACGTGGATTTATGCCCTAACTGCTCACCAAACTTCTCTCGCATCATATCGCTAGCGGTTTTTGCTACTTCTTCCTGCCCTACTACGTTACCTATTAGTTCATCTGTGCCGTAAATATCGACGTTTTTCTTACCAAAATCTTTTAACCCCGCAAACGGATTAACCAGCGCCTCCCCCGCAGTCCAGCCTGTATCAGACTTGGCACCTTTGGGTGTTGCACCATACTGCGTTGCTCGCCCCGACAGGTAGTCGTCAAGAGCTTTTTGCTGCGTAAAGCTTTGCAGCTTAGCAAGGGCAGCTTGTTGCTCAGGAGTCAGGGTTTTAGTAGAAGTGCTCATTTAGTCAGGTAACGCAGATACGAAAGACATCGTAGCAATAACAGACGGTGTTGCAGGGCGAGTAGGCGAAGAGGCAGCAGGGAGGTGCTCAATCAACACATTAGTGTCGTCAGTATGCCAGTAAAGTTCTACGTAGTCACTCGCTTGCATAGGCAGAAACAAATTTAACGCTGCAATAAGATGCCCGTCTGTACCACCATGACTGTTAGGAACCGAAAACTTTGAATTGCTATTATCAAGGTTAGTGCCGTTAATCGCCGCCCAAACATCAACATCATGAATCTGAGTATCTGTATTAGCAAACTGAACACTAAATTGTAAGTTGTAAACCCCAGGATACGTAACAGTCATTCTAGACCCACTAACTAGATACACGCTGTCCACAATATCAGCAACATCAAACGTTATCGCATATGCTGCGGTTGTACTAACAGCTACTTGATCTGAATCGCTAGACCAAGCCCCAAAAGGTAACGCCAAAAACCTACCCCCATTCGGGCCAAACAAAGTAAGCAGGTTGTTATTGAGCCTGTTGAAGTACAGACGCAAGACGTTGTTAAACTGCTCTTGGTAAACCGCTTCATACTCTCTGGGGGCAAGAGGTAAGTTAGGCGAAGCAGGGTGTTGGATAAGACTCATCGCCGTCCATCCGGTCTGATGTCAATACGAGGTGCGCCAAGCTGCCAAGTTGTACCAAGCCCATCCGATGAAATCTTCATAATCATCTGCCGCCCACGGATACGGGTGTAGACAATGTTGGTGAATTGCTCAATGGTGACGGTTGACGTGCGGGCAACTGCTTTAGAAGCCTCAGTGTTAAACCCAGACCCTGAACCATTCATGCCGTACATGGTCATCGTGACTTGAGGCGTACCCGCAGTTGATCCTTGGAATGTCAGATCTGGCACCATGCGCCATACAAACCCGAACTTTTCACCGTCGTCGATGTCAAACTCGGCAGACTCAATGTAAGCTTCAATAGCCGTGGGAGTACCTGTCTGGTTGTCGTCAATACCTTCTTCATGGTTAACAAGGTTATAGCTGTAAGTAGCAGCAACGGGATAATCCCTCAACCCGGAGTCAATCCAAGCCGTACGTGCTAACGAGCCGTAGTACCAAATATCTTCGGCGTAGTTGTAAACCACATAAGAATCAACCGCTGTAGCACCAGCCGAACAGTAAAACCACCAGACTTCATTGAACCCTTCATTAGTGCCAGCAAACACTTGTTGGCTTTGTCCAAGATTGATATTGCTAAATACGTGCCGACGAAGATCGCAACGAAGCGTTTGTACCCGACCATCGTAGCGGTAAAACTTATCGACCCCCATCCAAAATACAATACCGGATGCAATAGCCGCAGCGTTTTGCCCCATGATGGAAATGTTGTCCCCAAGAAGTTGGGAAGACCAAACAATTGGTGCCCCAACATACTGAAGCGAATAAATAGAGGAATCAGTCCACACCACAATTTCTTGACGGGCTTGCAGTGCAGTAACAATTTCTGAACCATGCGACAGCCGTACAGACCCTGCTTGGTTAAGTGAAGAAGGCACCCAATCCACAACTGACTCTTGATTGCCCCAGCGAATAAGCATGGGGTCAAGGATTGCACTACCATAGTCTGTCGTACCGAACAGCATGACAAACCTAGAAGTATCCGACACAAGTATGTAGTTTTGTGCGGTTGGTACGTCTTCTAAAAGGCTAACGCTATGTGTGCCAGACTGTGTACCCGACGTATTAATTATTGATCCTGTAGGTGTAGCTGAAAGATTAGCCGTTACCCCATCAACATTACGCAAATAGTAAGTTGTACCTGTAGACAACCCTGTTGGTAGTGCGCCTGTTGTAGAAAACTGTACGGCTGTACCTTCAGCAAGCAACACTGAAAACGTAGCTACACAAGGGGTTGCAATTGTAAAAGTTACCGCGCCCCCAAGCGTATTGATGTTGACCCCACGCCCCACAGGATTAGAAGAAAGATTAGCGGCATCCCAGTAATACACGCCACCCCCACGAGGGCCAAAAACAAGATCTTCCCCCCAATTACTGGCAGACCATAAGCGCAAAGAATCGGTTGCCCCACTGCCAAACCCCCATGATCCCAACCCCCAGCCTCCACCACCCCATCCCGTTAATGGTAGTTGATACGCTGGGCCGGTGTTTATTTGATAGGCTGCAACAACTGAAGCACCCCCACCGGGAGAAGCAGCGATAGCCGTAGCGTTGGGTGTAACAGAAATAGTGATGGTGTATGTGTTAGCGTCAACGCGAGTAATTTGAAACTCTTGATTCAGCACTGCCGCTGTGACGTTTGTACCCCCGCCACCAATATCCACCGCACCGCTAAACGTAACGAAATCGCCTGTTATGGCCCCATGTGCTGTATCAGTTACTGTTACCGTGGTAGACGCAGTAAGCGCAAATGGATTGTTGTTAATGGTTGATGTTGCACGAATGGGAGTAATGTCGTTATAAAACCCACCACGCTCAATATAGTATTTGAGGTTGGTCCCAACCCCCATTAAATTTTCAGCACTTAACGTAACCCAGTTCCACAATGCACGGCATACGCCTTGAAAGGTGTACGAAGATATACGCGCCCAGCCACCAATTTTTTCAGGAGTACCTTGGCGGAACCGTACCTTGTCAGATATATACCAACCGTTCTCGTTGGTATACCGAGTATTTTCTTTATTAACTCCGGGCTTTAGTAAGATCTTTTTGAGTGGCACGGCTCACCTCATCAATGCAGCTTCAGCAGCGCGGCGGCGCGTGAGGCCGGGGAGAACTCGACCGGCAGCTTTATTCCATTTTTGGCACTCTTCGGCTGCACCATCCCAATCCCCCGCGTCAATACGTTTTTTGAACGTGGAAACCCGATAGTTCCCTAGGCCACAATTGTAGACCCAGCTTGTCACGGCGGCAATGCGTCGCGGTAGTGCAGTTTGAATTTTGGGTGAAAGCTTTACCAGACCTCGGACAAAATACTCCACATGATGATCCAGCGCATCTTCGCACTGCTCAATTGTCCAGATCGTGCCCGGATTAATATCAGGACCAGTGGCACCCCAGCCAATTGTCCAAGGATGTCCACGGGTTCCGGGGTCAGGATAAGCCGTTACACGTCCGTCAGGCAAACGCTTTGCCAGCCCTTCAAAGGGTTTGATCAGATGCTCCTTGGCTATCTGCTTCGCGGCGTCCAAGGAGTTCAAGGATTCTTCTGGTTTGCTCGGCAATGATTCGTCGCTGCTCTTCAATGAACCGTAATTGCGTCTCAACATCTGCACGTATTCTGACAAGTTCAATGAATTGCTCATGGTTCATGTCTTACGGTATTTCTCTATGCTTCTTCCAACGAACCAAAAACTTATAACCATCGTGAACAACCCAAAATCATCTTCATCCCAACACTTAGTTACAACTTCAGTCCATGCCGCACCCGTCTGAAATGCCATAACAAGCGCACCCGTCTTGACTGCCGCATACATAAAGAAGAGGCACCAAGTGATGCCCGGACGAACCAACGCCGAGATAGCAGCCACAAACCAACCCGCTGCTTTAGCCGTTTCAGCCTGCTCTTGAAACGCGCTTTTGATGGTATCAAGCTGCTGAACGCTGTAGTCAACATACTTCTCCTCCATCTTGAATTCACCGCGCATCTTCTCCAGATCGGTCTGTAGCTGAAACATGCTGAGTTCATGCTGGCGTTCGTTCTTCTTGTCCAAGAACTTTAAGACTTCAGGAGCAAGCCGAAAGATGCCGCCGAAGATGGAGCCTAAAAGACCGCCGCTAAGTAGCTCAAACATAATTACCCCTTAGCCGTTACGATGTCTTGGCCTTTTTTGACCGTCACCTTGCTGCCTTCAACATCCACTTGCATGGGTGGCTCGGCACGGTCCAGCTTATCAAGACGGGTGATCAAGTCCTTGATGACTTCAAACTCTGGCTTTTCTTGCTTAGCAGCAGTTCCAGCAATACCGTTGAGCATTTGGATCAAGGCTGTCAACGAGGCGCCAAGCAAACCCATCACAGCAGCGATCTTCTCACCATCTAAAAAGAGGGACGCGCCAACACCCACGAGTACGATCAGGAAGATGTAAAGTAGCCCATCTTCACCAATCGCTTTGCCAGCAACTTCTTTGGCTGAGTCCTGAGCCTTGAGTTCCTCTAGCTTGATTCTGGCTTGCGCCTTGAGGACCGCTAACTCGTGGGTTTTGTCGTCCATTTACTGCTCTGCTTTTACTTCAGGGGCGACTTGAAGTTGTGGCGATACTTGCTCTTGGATGGCTTGTACGATTTGAAATACTTCGCCATAAGGCCGTGTGCCTAGATACCCGATGATGTTGTTCATCAGGGAAAGTTTTACGGTTACGTCTTGATCGTTCATGCTTGGCTCCAAGGTAGGGGTGGGGTAACAATAGGCGGGTCAATCTGATTCTGAATTTGCTGCGCTACGGCTGCTTCGGCTGAATCTTTGTCCACACCGTTGGCCCAGCACCATTCAATGACTTGCTGCTGCGTGAGTTGATCGTAAGGCGTAAAGCTTGTTTTGCTCTCAACTGGGAATGAGCAAGTGCTGTAGACCTGACCTGTGTAAGTGCCATCAGTGCCTGTGCATTGCCAGTGCGCCGTGACTACATAGTCTGCACCTTCAGCGGTTTGAGGGATGCAGTTGAGTGCGGAGATTGTCCAGTTGTAAGTGATCATGGTTGGGTTCCTATTTGATTTTGCTGTTGCGCTGCTTCATAGGCTGCAATCACTTCAGGTGTCCAAGCCGTATTACAGATCGCTACCACCTTCTCAGGCTGGTCTGTGAGGTCTTGCCCTGGTGTTAGGGATGAGCGGTGATAGGTCTGTGTTAGGACTTTGCCATCCTCGATGATGCGAGTGGCTTCACGGTAAAGCACTGTGCCGTTTTCAACGACAGTAATTTGGTCTACTACGGTTTCTTTGGTAATCATTTGATAATCCTTTCTGTTGAATCTGACCGCGCTAGTTATCCGGCGTGGTTAAACGAAGTATGTGAATGTCCCGGCAAGAACATCGCCCGCAGCCAAGTCAGAACAGTTAATCGTGCCTGCATTGGACATTGCAGTATCATCTCTTGAACAAGCAAAAGTTAAGTAATAACTTCCATTGTCCAATTTGGCATATCCAAGCGTTACGGTTACAGTCGATGCGGGCGTATTTGGACCGCTTAAATACGCCGTGCCTTGGAACCTTGCATCTGTAGTTGTTGCCGGAGTAAACGGAAGGCCGCTAAAAAATATCGGTCCGGCACCGCCAGAAAAAGTCGCTATTTCAATATGAAAAGCAACTACAACAAGACGACCAATTTTTGTATAGCTGCCATTTTGAGCAGTATAAGTAACTGTTGGAGGAGAGTTATAAGCATTGCTTATACTTGGTGTCCAAGTCCCTTCCTCATAATCATCTAGCGTATTAGCGTCTGAGGATGAAGATTGCGTAGCGGGGAAGGCTATACCTGTGCCAGTAGCTGATGTAGCACCTTGCAGGGCAAGTGTTTTATCTT